TTTTTGTTATTCATCTTTCCTCCTTCGAGAGATGCTTTTTGCACCTCTCATATTTATATTATAGCAGATTTTCTTTTCTTTGTCAAGTCCTTTTTATTTTTTTAGACTTGACTTCTTTCATTTCTTCATTTCAAAGAACATCTATAAAAATATTATAACAGATTTTTGTCAATTTGTCAAGTGTTTTTAATCATTAAAAAAACTTATAAAAATATTAGAAAAACTTATAACATCTTGACAAATCATTTTCAATCTTGCATTGTCAAATATTGACACAACACAAATAATATTGACATATCAAGTATTGACAAAACTGAAAAAATATTGACACAACAACACTTGACAAGAGACACAAAATATTGACATATCAAGTATAATATGATATAATTAAAATATGTTGAGTGACAAAGAAAAAGCAGTAATATATCTTATAGTAGAAAAGAAAATGAAGACAACTTCTGCTGTCAAAATCATATATCCTGAACTAAAAAGAGCGAGACAAAAAGCATATGAACTTTCGCATGACCCAGAGTGGCTTTCTCTCTTTGAAAAAGCACAGAAAAGAGAAATAGACACTACTACGCTTCTCTCTGATTTCTATAGACATTTTCTTGAAAAAAGAAAAGACACGAGAAATATCACTGAGAAAGCGTTTCAGATTGCGAGAGAATACGCATTTTCAGAAAAAAAAGTGCGTCCAACGTTGTTGATATCAGATACGAACGAAGTTAGAAAAGAACTTGTGAAAATCTATTTGAACCCCAACTTTTCCAATGAACTTCGCTTGCGAGCACTCGATATGCTTGCTCGTTCTTTGAATATGTATGCTGAACGCACTACGAGCATCAACTTGAACTTGAATGCGAACTTATCGCAAGAGCAAACAGAGCGACTGCTTCAAAATTATCTTGAGAACTTGAAGCAAAAAAAGCAACTGCCGAACGAGCCAAGTCCGAAAGAGCCGAAAGAATGATGCCGCTTACAAACTTGCAATCCTTACTATGAGTGATTGAAACAGTCAATATGTTATTTAATTATCTTGAAATGCTTTAATTGCAATCCTACCTATGAGGAATTGAAACACAAATAAGCCAAAACAGGTCAAATCATAGCAATGATAACTGTAATGTAGAGCAGAAGAATTAGGATAAAGTTAGAAAGATAGTTGGATATTTTAGATATGATACTGATTATGAGGTTGATTTATTAAACAAAATCTGGGAGATAAGCGATTTAATAGATAATTTTTTCATTCCATCATCAAAACTTGTAAGAAAGATAAGGGACAAAGATCATAGAGTAATCAAGAAAGAATATGACAGACCAAAGACGCCATATCAAAGGGTTTTAGAATCAGATTTACCAAAAGAACTTAAAAATGAACTAATGATTTTGTCATATGATTTTTTGTGTTCCAAATTCTTTATTTAGAACTGTATACTGATATATATCAGCTTGAGTTGAATATGCTTTTGAGTTTGTTTGTTTCAATTATTTGAAATTTCCAGCACGCAAAGGGGGGGCAGTATACGAGCGAGTTTTTGTTGCGAGCGAGAAAATTAGTCTTTTTCAGAACTCTTGGGCTTCAGGTAAATTTTAAAAATTTTCTTAAAAAGCAATAATTTTTTTATTTTATCTTGACAATAGTATGATTTTTGATTATAATATATACATATGCCTAAGGGATACAAGAAGGGAGAGGAGCCAGACATAGAGAAGATAATAATGTTGAAATACAAGCAAGATCCGTTAATGTTTTATAGATTTAACAAAGCACAATTAAAGGCTATAGAGTGTGTTAAGGAAGGTGAGCCGATAAACATATTAACATTTGGTAATGGGACTGGCAAGACATTTATACTTGTTGCTATATGGAGTGCTATAATGTTTGGGACGGAGAATCCAGTATTTCAGGGTGGGATATTTAGCAATTGGAGATTTCCGAAGAGTGCGAGGTTATGTGCACCTGAGCCGTTATTAAGTGACAATGGGGTTATACAGCGGTTGATGGCACAATTATTTCCAGAGGGTAAATATGAGCAATTGAAGAACAAGAAGCAGTATTATTCATTTGGCAGAACGACTACTGGATGGACTTGGGATGTTATGACTTATGACCAAGAGGCAACGCAAGCGGTTGGAGAGACAAAGGGGCTTATATTATATTCCGAGCCGATGCCTTATGCATTATTTGCGGAGAATATGGCGAGGTTAAGGGCTGGTGGGATGGTGATATGCGAGCTTACTCCTATGTATTATTCTGCTTGGCTTAAGGATGAGTATATAGATAAGAAATATTTGACTGATAAAGAGGGTAAAATTCTTGGTAAAGTGATGCATGTTGAGGGTAGTATCTGGGATAATTGCGTTGAAAATGGTGGATTTTTGACAAAAAAGCAGATAGAATTATTGCTTTCAAGATATCCTGATGATGAGCGAGAGCTCAGAGAAACTGGCAAATTTGGTTCACTTATTGGTGCGATATATAAGAATTTTAGGAAGGAGTATCATATTATTGATGATATTCCTGAATATCATAAAGAGGAATATGAGAAGAATGAGTATACTCTTTATAATGTTGTTGACCCGCATGATAGGAGACCTTTTGCTATTGGATGGTATGCTGTCTTTAAGAATGGCGATATCATAAATATCTATGAATTTCCCGATGAGAGATACCCGTTGCATCATAAAATAAAGGATTTTGGATTTACTCCAAGAGATTATGTAAATGAAATTAAGCATATTGAGATGGATATAATTGGTAAAAGGGCAAATTATAGAATTATTGATCCTAATTTTGGAAATACTCCGACTTTTGCAACTAATACAACAATAAAGCAAGAACTCTATAAGTGTGGTAAAGAAATTGGTTATGAATTAGTTTATCAAGACCCGCCTGATGATATTGAAACTGGTCATTTACTTGTTAAAGAATATCTCGGATATCCTGAAAAAAATATTAGACCAAAATTGTATTTTCTTTCAAGATGCAAAAATCATATCTTTGGTATGGAACATTATTGCTGGAAAGAAAAAAAAGGTGCTTATAAGACAATTGATGAAAGACCTGAACTTGAATATAAGGATTTTCCTGATTTAGTGAGATACCTTGTTTTGTGTAATCCAAAATATTCTGAACCATTAAAAGAACAAATTTTGTATCAAAAAAGAACAATTGGAACTTATAGAGGGGCTTGACATTTTTAAAAAAATATTGCATAATTTAATTGTATGAGTTTAATATATCCAAATTTTAATGAGTTTAGCGGTCATATAAATGTTTACGCTGATAATGTTTTGGGAATATTAAAATGCCATACCTGTGGTGCAACAATAACTGTTTCATTAAAAGGAAAAACAAGTGATTATACTGATGAGGAACTTAAATTTAAAGTTTTAAGAAAAGCACAAAAAGAACATAATTGCCTTGCAAAACAAAATATGTGGTTTGATAAATCCATTCTAAAAAAGCAATTCTCTGATTATATAGAAGGTTATGAAAGATTACAAGAATTAGAGGAGAAAAATGTTTTCAATAAATAAAACTCAAAAAAGTCCTATTGATTTTGGTAATAAACCACAATTTGGAAGACGATTAAAATTTTATGAAATTCTTTTTGGACAAACTCCTACTTATAGAAGAAAAAAATTTTCTGAACTTCTGGTAGGAAATTTGATAAGAAAGAGTGGATAAAATGCCATCTGTCAGTGAAAAACAAAGAAAACTTTTTGGTCTTGCACTCGCTATAAAACAAGGTAAAGCAACTGGAAGTAAAAAAGCAAGAGAATTAGCAGAAAAACTTTCAGAAAAGCAATTAAGAGATTTTGCTAAAAAAACAAGAAGGAAATAAATGGAAATATTATCTTTTTCATTATCAGATAAAGAAAAACAAGAGATAGTTAGACAATTTCAATCAAGATACAAAGATAGTTATAATTATTACAAAGATAAGTTTGATACTTTTATAAGATGCTATAAAATCTATAAAGCACTCGCTGATTATACTGATAATCCAGATGAAGAAAATATTTTTATCCCTTATGCATATGGCTTAATTGAAGATATAGTTGCAAGAAGCACTGATCCAATACTTGATAAATTACCAATAATAGCAAGAGCAAAAAGAAAAGAATTCCAAAAAAATGCTGATAATTTTCTAAATCTTTTTTCAACTTATTGGTCAAGTCCAGAGCACGTTGAGCAATTAATAAAAAGCGAGCGTGAAAAAATTATTACTGGTTCTGCTTGGGAAAAAGACGAATGGGTAAGTGAATGGGTAGATGGCTATGAATGGGTAGAAACAACTGCTACTAAAGTAGTTGAAGAAGTAGTTAATTTTTTGAATAGAGTTATAAAAACAAACATTGAAGTCCCTTATAAAAAATATGTTGAGCAAAAAAAGAAATATCCTAAAAAAGTTGGATATGTAACTACTTTTCCGAGTATATTTACCATCTTTCCTGAACCAAGAATAACTAAAATTGAAGATATGAAATGGGTCATCCAAATTGAAGATAATGTTCCAATAGAAGATTTGCAAAATGCTATGTATGTTGATAGTGAAGGAAATTTCCAACCAATTTATAACCTTGAAGAGTTGCTTAAAGATTTTGATAATAAACCTGAAAATGTAAAACCAAGCTTCTTTGAAACTGGAACAAGTTATTATGATATGTTCATAAATATCTCTAATAATCAAGCAGAGCAAAGGCAAAGTTATGATAAGGACTATAATAAAGGCAAAGTCCATTTGTCGCATATTTATGAACCAAATAGAATAATAACAATAGCAAATGGTAAATATGTTATTAAAGTTATCAAAGACCCATTTCATATTCCAAAAATACCTTTTAGATTAAAGACATATACACAAGATAATAGCAGTATATATGGAATAGGTGCAATAGAACCAATTGAACATTTATTATATGAACTTAATGATATTCATAGATTATCAATGCGTTCTTGGATAAGAATTATAAATGGATTAGTTGTCTACCACAAAGACGCAATCCCATTTCCAGATGACTGGAAGCCAAAAGCAGGTGGTAGAGTTAGAATTGACCCAGGAATATCACCAAATATACATAATGCTATTGCTTCTATACCACTGCAAGACCCATCACAGCAAATGATATTACACGAAAGCAATATTAAAGGACTAATTGAAAGAACTACATCTATTGTTGATTTTTCAGCAGGAGTTAAAGGAACTAAACAATATCATAAAACAGCAACAGGTCTATTAGAACTTCAAAGTAATATCGCAAGACGATTTTCTATCGGTAGAAAACTTATGCTTACTAATATTGTAAAAAGATTGCAAACTGCTTATGAATTATGCACACAATTTTTATTTGAACCAATAATTGCAAGAGTTAGTTTGCCTAATGGAAATACTATGTATCCTGAATTAACAAGAGAAGATATAATAGTTTATGGCGGAATTGATTTTATTATAACTAATGACCCATCACTTGGCGATGATACTATCAAAAGAAATCAACTTATGGTTCTACTTGAACTATTTATGAAATATGAAGCATTTAGAATGAAATCCGCTGATGCAAATATGATGAAAGCAAAAGTATCCGATTTATTCAAAAAAATTATTGAAGCATTTGGCTGGAGTTATCCAGAGGAATTACTTGAAACACCAGATAATACCTTAACTCCAGAAGTTGAATTTGAACTTATTCTTAACGGTCAAGAAGTCCGTCCTAATCCAAAAGAAAACCTTGTCCAGCATATAACAGAACATCTAACTCAATTGCATAGCAATAGATTAAAAGAACTTGCTTTGAGAAATAAAATTGATAATAACATCATAAAAATGCTTGAAAATCATATAGATGAGACAATACGATTACTACAAGAAATCGCACAAAATCCTATGGCTTTAGCACAAGATAAAATTATTGATGAAATTAAAAAACAAGCAATGGCTAAAAAAGATATCCAGTATGAGAAAGAAAATATAATGCCAAGACCAAAGAAAAATGTTAAAGCAGACCAGATTTCAAGGAGTTTAGGATGATATTTAAAAAACCAAATAAAGAAGAAATAGAAAATCAAAAATTACTTGACAAACATAATTATTTTTTGGTAAAATCTTTTATGGAAAGTGAGTTTTATAATAAATTGTTCCTTCCATTTTTGGAAGGAAGAAAAAAAGATTTACAAAATGGTATGATTTGGAGAGGTCAAATTTCTAAACCTGATGAAATTGCTATTGGATGTATTTATAATAGTGGGCGTATATCACAAATTGAAGATATTTTTAGTTTTTTGAATACTATAATTGAAAAAGGTGAACGAATAATAAAAGAAGAAAATGAAAAAATAGGAGGATAAATGGAAGTAGAAACTTTAGAGCAAGTTAATAACATAACAAATACTCAAGAGATGTCAACCTCTAATAATACTGAAACTAAAGGATTTTTAGATGATATTAAAGTTGAAGGTCTTACTCCAGCAGATGCTAAAATAGAAGACCAAAAAACTGAAAACTCGCTTGGTGAGGAAAATGTTCAACAGGAAAAAACTGATGAACAGAAATCCTCAACCGAGAAAAATACCGTTAAACTACCTACCGGGAAGGAAGTTTCAGTTGATGAACTGGTCAATTTATATCAACTCTCATCTGCTGAAGGGATTAGGTTGGCTCAAAAATTAAAAGAAGTTCAAGAATTGCTTAATGAAAAAGAAAATCAATTACTTGAACTTGAACTTAAACTTGACCAACCACCTTTCAAAATATTGACAGATGAGGAGCTGGAGTTGCTACCAACAAAAGAACAAGTTGCCTACCATATCAAACTTGAGAAATGGCAACAAGAAAAAGAAGCAAAAAAAGCAAAACTTGAACAGATGAAAAAAATGAAAGAAGAGGAGCAAAATAAACTTAAAGAATATATTGTTTCCAAAGTGGATGAGATGAGTAATGATGATAAAAAATATCCTCATTATAGCGAACTCATCCCTGTTATGGAAGCAATTATTCAAGAAGTCCCTTTTCTAACAGGATATAAAGAAACTCCAGAGATTGTATACTACCTTGCTTTGGGGTTAAAGTATCATAAAACGTTATCCGAAGGTAAATCTGTTCAAGAAAAAGAACTTAATAAGCAAAAACAAGAAATAACATTAAAGGCAACTTCTGTTTCTGGAGTTGGTGGTAGAACTGCAAATAAGATAAATAATTCAGCAGAAGAATTATTTGATATGAATTATGGTAATTCAATTTTTAAATAAAAGGAGGATTTTATGGCAGTAATTTCTGGTGTTAGAGGGACTGGCGTAGTTACCACAGAACAAAGAATTATAAGGGATGTTTCTCCCGTAATAGCACAGTTGCAACCTGATGCTGCTCCGTTAACTACTCTCTTAATGAGATTAAAGTCAAAAGTTGCAAGTGCTCCAAAGTTTGAATGGTATGAGGATGATTTACTTCCAAGATTTGATACGCTTACTGCAGACCTTACAGCAGATGCGACTACAATGACAGTTAGTAACTATCAATATTTCAGGAAAGGTGATATAGTTAGAATAAACAAAAATGAACTTGTTAGGGTTCTTGCTACTCCAACAAACTCAAGTGTTTCAATTAAAAGAGGATTAAATAATAATGGAATTGGTATTGCTGTTTCTTCTGGTTCTCAACTTCATATCATAGGGAACTCAAATGAGGAAGGTAGCGTAACAAGAGATATATTGACAACTCAAAGAGTTCAAAAATATAATTATTGTCAGATATTTAAGCATCCATTTGGAGTGACAAATACTGCTGATGTTACAAATCTTTATGGCGGAAGTGATATTAAGATTGAAAGGACTAAACATCTAATTGAGCATAAGAAAGATATAGAACTTTCTTTCTTGCTCGGTTATCCAACAGAAGATACCTCTGGAACACATCCTCAGAGAACAACTGGTGGTATAAACTATTTCATAACTACCAATGTTTATAACGCTAATGGAAATCTTACAGAAGCAGAGTTTAATAACTTCTTGAGGATGATAATGCAATATGGAAGCTCAACAAGAATTGGGTTTGTTTCACCACTACTTGCTTCTGTAATAAATGCTTTTGCAACAAGCAAACTCCAGACAAGATCAGACGAGAAAACATATGGAATAACATTAACGAGATATCAAAATGCGGCTGGAATAGTTGAACTCCATCAGCATAAACTATTAGTTAATGATAGTTTATCTGACCATTCTGGTATTGCTGGATGGGGTATCTTTGTTGATATAGATGACCTTATGCTCCGATATATGAATGGAAGATTCACTATATTAAGAGAGAATATCCAGCCAAATGATGCTGATAGCAGAATAGATGAATATCTATCAGAAGTTGGTCTCCAGTTGCAGTTAGAAAAGAAACACGGATTGCTAACTAATGTGATAGTGTAATTTGTGATGAAATAAATTAGTTATTATGCGGGTAGGGGATTACCTACCCGCTTAATAAAATAGGAGGTAATAATGAAAGATGAAAAAGAAGTAGTGTTTTTATGTAGGAGATATCCTAAACTTACTATGTGTATAACTCCAATGGGATTAAAAGATGCAAATGGTAATCCAATACCAAGAAAGGTTGCGATGTTTGGATTAAATCCAAAAGAACCAGGTATATATAGAACTTCTAATAAAGAAATTATAGAAAAAATAAGAAAAAATGAAATGTATAAATCAGGAATGATAATAGAAGTTGATGATATTCCAATGACTGCAGAGGAAGAAGCAAAAGTTAAAGTAGGAATAAATTCAAGTAAAAAATAATTTAAATTATGACACTTGGAGATTTAGTAGCAAAAATCAAAAGAAGGTCAAGTTATGGCGATCCAAGTGTCACTAATGACCAAATAACTGCTGATATAATCCACTGGATAAATAATAGAAGATTCTATATATGGGGTAGATATCCTTGGTTATGGTCTCTTAAAAATTTTACTATAACATTGCAATCAGGCGTTAGTGATTACAATATAGATGCAAGTATAGGCGATATCATTGCTTTATGGAACGCCAATGGTCCATTAAAAAAAGTAACACTTAAATACTACTTAACTTATTTGCAAAATAATCAATCGGGTAGTTCTGTTGGATATTATATCTATATGGGAATAGATCAATTAACAAAGCAAATAAAAATAAAAGTTGCTGGAATACCTGATAATATAAATACTTTAAATGGAATTGGTAAAGTTAGAATAAATAGATATACTATCTCAAACCTTAATGATGAATTAGATTATTTCCCAGATGAATTTATATCAACAATAGAAGAAGGTGTTCTCGCAAATATATATGAGGCAAAAGGTGAAGTTCAAGCATCTATTGCGAAAGAAAAAATATTTGAAGATGCGATTAACAAAATGATATTAAATTATAATATGAATTATGATACCGAAGATACAACACTAATGAATTCTGATTATTACATTTATCATAATAGATTAAGAGGTAAAGGGACTATAGTGACATAATTATGAAAAAAATTTTTTTTTTATTTTTTTCATTGATATTACCTTCCAAAATATATTCTGTTGATTATAAATACATTTCAAACTTTGGTGGGATAAATACTTATACTAATAGTTCTAAAATTCCAGATAGTGATGCTATTGACGCTGTTAATGTTTTAACTGATGAGGGATATTTGCAAAAGCGACCTGGGAGTTCTGTTTTCTATGATACCTTAAATCAATCAAATGTAATCAAAAATATTTATGAGTATATCTCTTCTAATAAGACAAGATATTTGATTTATCTTGCCTCAAATACTTTATATGCAACTGATTTTAGTCAATCCAGTTCTATTTCTATTTCAACAGTAAATCCAGATTATTTAATAAGTGCTGTTTTGGCTTGGAATAAAATGTTCTTTACTAATAAATTTGAAGACCCATTTTATTGGACACCAGCAAGTGGAAAAGTTGTTATCAACACTATGCCTCATTGCAAATTCATTGATTTTGCTGATGAAAGATTATATTGTGTCAATAGTTTAGAATATGGTGATAGTGCTATGTCTATAAGCAAGTATGGTGAATATGATGTTTGGCAAATACCTACTGATAGGCAATTAGTTGCTGATGACCCGAATTTGATTTATTTTGATAATGATGATGGACAAGGTATTACTTGTTTTAAAGCAACTCCATTTGGCAAAATTGTTTGGAAAAATAATTCAATGTATGTTCTTAAAGGATATGATAATAATACTTATTACAAATATAAACTTTCAGACAATATTGGATGTGTTGATAATGGAAGTATAAGATTTCTAAAGAATACCCTTATTTGGTTATCTCGTGATGGTGTTTATATTTGGGATGGTGGAAGCCAAATAAAATTGTTATCACAAGAAATTTTTTATGATTTGAAAAATAATAAGCAGACAAATTTTAATCAAAATAGTATTATATATAGAAACAAAGATAGTTTTGATGAAGGTGTTTATTCTGATACATCTACTTTAAATCCAACAGATTATTATGATGCATTAGAGCCAAAAACATTTAGAATATTTGAAAGTTCAACTCAATTTAAAAATGGGACAAAAGAAGGACTTACTTATGATGATAATGTTGGTGGGTTATATATACCACCAATGCTAATGTATGATGATTTTGAGGATGGAGAATATTATTACAATCCACATTGGACAGTTGTTAGATTAAATCCAAATGCTCCTAATCCTTTTAGTGTTGTTTCTCATAGTGGTAGTAAGATGTTGCAATATACTAAATCTGATTATTCTGATACCGATATTTGGATATATACTTCTACAAATACAAGTTCTTATGGTAGATGGTCAATATATGTTGACGGGAATAGCAGATTAAATACATTGAAATTTGTTATTGTTTCAAATAGCACTGATGTTGCTAATTATAATGGATATTCTGTAACTTTTGAAAATTCAACAAGTAGAGTATGTATAAATAGACAAAATGGTAGTTCAACTGTCCAACTTGGATGTTCTGCTAATGGAACATTTCTAAATTCTAATCCAGAGACATTTGAGATAATTAGAAGTTCAAATTATTTTAAAATTGTTAAAGGGACAAATACTATCTTAAATTTAAATGCTGATAATGCTTATACCTCATCTAACTATATGATATTGCAGTTTTTCCCAAATGCTTCTGGTGATACTGCTTTTGTTGATAATATTAGATATAGTCCTTTACTATCCGAAGGGACTTATTATTCAGAAGTTTATAACTCAAATAATTATCCTAATATTGCTACTCTATTAGAAGTAAATGAAAATTTAGATGCTGGGACTACTATTTATTATTACTATAATCAAAGTTATGATGGAATTACTTGGGATGAATGGGTTCAAATGCACAAAGGTTATAAACCAAATATAACAAAGCAATATGTTAAATTTAAGTATTATTTATCAAGTGTTTCTGCTTTTAGAACACCAGTTTTGTATTCTGTTAAATTAAATTTAAGACAAACTATTGGGGAATATTTGTCAAATGTCCATTACATTCCACCAAGTATAACTAAATGGCTTACTTTCTTTGCTTCTGAAAATAAGGGAAGTAATACAATCAAATATTATGTGCGTGGTAGTAATAATGGATTTAATAAATTGGATAATTCAATTCAATGGACACAGATAAATAATAATAGTGTATTACCATTTGATTTAAATATAAGATATGTTCAATTTAGAGTGAGATTTGAGACAAATTATCCTGATGACAACAAAGTTAATGCTGTTTCTTTAAACTGGCAAGAAGGAGATAATATCCCTGTTGCAAGTGCTACTCATAATGATAAACGGTATATTATATGTGTTTCAACTATTTCTGGGTCTCAATTTAATGATATTTGCTATGTATTTCAAGATAATGCTAAATGGGTAAAAATGAAAGGCAAAACAATTGTTTCTATGAACTTATTCAATAATGATATCCTTGCTGGTAGTAACAATGGTAAGATTTATAAACTTTTTGATAATAATACTTATACAGATGATGGACAACCTATAAATGCATATTGGATAACTGGTGATATGATGTTTGACGCTCCATTTATGAATAAAGTTATAAGAGAAGTTTGGGTTGATGCTGAAAGCCAAAATACTGCTTTATCAATAGGATATTCAACTAATAAGTCAGATGCATTTAAAGAAAAGATAATAAATTTATTTGATATGGGCAAATATCTTGTTAAAAGAGTTGAAGGATTACCTGATGGATATGATTATGGAAGATATATAAGGTTTAAAATAAGTAATAATGATAGTAGCAATTTTAAGTTAAATTCTGTTATAATATTATATGATGTAGAGAAACTAAAACCATATTGAGGAGGCTGTTATGGAATATTCAAGATATGCAGAGGAATATACTCCAGAATTACTTGGCGATTTTTATAGTAGATTAGCAAGACCTGTAAGAGAGGAGACATTAGCAAATATAGGTGCTTTAAGAAGCAATTTATTAAAAAGAGGACTTGTTGGGACACCGATGGAAGCATTGGGAACTGCTTATATCCAATCTGCTGGTGCTAATAAACTTGCTGATTTAATGTCTAATTTACAATGGCAGAGAGCAGGCTGGCAAAGACAAGAAAGATTGGCAGATATTGGAAGAAGATGGCAAGAAGAACAATCAGATATTGAAAGAAGATGGCGATCATCAGAAGCAGAAAAAGAAAGAGCATTTAGAGAAAAAATGGCAAGATTACAAAGAGAATGGGCGGAAGAAGATAGACCAAATTTGTTTGAACAAATAGCAGGAAGATTAGTAGGTGATGCTGGAACACTTGCACTTGCTAAATGGCTATTATAAGGAGGATATATGGCAAATAAAAGTTTTTTTAATCCAAAAGGAAGTTTTGCTATGGGTCTTGCTGGTGCTATTGGTGCTTGGGAGCCAGAGTTAATGAAATATGCATTTAAGGATATATTAACAAGAAAAATGTATGGTAAATCATTAAAAGATTTAACAAAAGAACAATTAGAAAGGGAACAAGAGGAATATTTAAGAGATAAGTTATTAAAAGAAACACAGATGGGAGAAAAAATAGCACAAACTGAATACTATAAGAAAAGAACTGAAGAGCTTGGGAAACCTAAAGAAGATCCACTACAAAAAGCAAGAGAAGAATTATTAAAAGCACAAACTGAATATTATAAGAAAAGAGCACAAACAACAGGAATGAAAAAAAGTGATTTTGAAATTGAAAAACATATAGAAACAAAATTACTTGATAGAGCACTAAAAATTATTGATAGTGAAATTGCATCACCTGAAGAAAAAAATAAAGCACAAAATTTAATAAATCGCATTTCAAAAAAATATAAAATTGATATTGATGAATCTTTACAAAGAGATATAGGAGATAATATCAATTTTGATGTGTTAAAAAGAGATATACCACTTGGATTAAGAATATCACCTTT